TTAACTAAAGGTAGTGCAAACACAGTATTAACAAGTGATGGTACTGATATATCATGGGCAGCAGCTAGTAGTGGTATATCCGCAGGTAAAGCATTAGCATTTTCATTGATATTTTAAAGAGAGGACAATATGGCAAATCCAGATATAACAAGTGTAAGTTCAATATACTTTCAGAACGCAGGGTTTCAAGTACAATCTACTGCTGAAGCTATAATAACTGTAGCAGCAGATAAAGCAATAAAGATAAATTCAATATATGTTTGTAATACACAAGCAACAGATGAAACTTTTACTATTGCTTTTACAGGTATAGGAACAAGTGGAGTAGGTACAACATTAGGAAGTAATGCTTTAGCTACACCAAACTTAACTACTTCTGTATCTATCCCAGCCAACACTACTGTTCAGATCATTGACAATCCAATCTATATGATGGAAGCAGATGTGATGACAGCAGGTGGAGGGGCATCAAACAACGACTTAGAAATGTTTGTGTCATGGGAAATATTTGATGATGCGTAAGGAGTAATATGAATTACTTAGGAACAGACCCAAGAGAAGGAGCTACTCTTGTTGCATCTTCTGACATAACAAGTAACACAGCTAGTGTATCTTTAACAGGTATTTTTGAACCTGAAGTTATGTACTTTATTCATGTAATGGATTTTAGACCTAACAATAATCAACGAAGTTTGCAATACAGATGGCTTGATGATAGTGGTGCTATATCTATAACTAACTACCATGAAGGTGGAAGGTATGGATATAGTGGTGGTGGTGGAAGTACAGGAAACACATATGCAGCAAACAGAAGTGCTTATGTAAACTTAGTAGGTGGAGTTGGAAATGCTAGTGATGAGCATGGAATGTTAGAAATGTGGTGTGTACCTAATACTGCTAATGAAAAATTAGCTATGATGAGTGGAGTATATCACACAGGAGATGATGAAGTTTATGTAGGTGTGTTTGTACAAGGTAACAGATTGAATACTTCAGCTACTAGAGCAGAAGGAATAGAATTTGTTGTTGACAGTAATTCAGGTGGACATCAATTAAATAATGCTACTATTAGAATATATGAAATGGATTCACAAAAAAACTTAACACCAAATATACATCAAAAAAGGCATGGAGTTAATTGGGTACAATCTAAATATTTAGGAGAAACACCTAAAGGTCAAGGGTGGGCAAAAATAAAAGAGCTTACTGCAAGTGATGGCGATAGTGCATTAGATTTTGAAGATGTTTTTACTTCTAACTATTTAAGATATTACATTGTAGGAACAGATTGCAGACCATCATCAGACAGTAAAAATTTATTTTTTCAATATAGAGATGCCAGTGGTTTAAATACAGGTACTTATGTAAGTTCGTTTTTTAGTGCTGATGCTAATGGTGGTTCAGGAATTGGTCATGCTGATGACCAAAGTAATAGTTTGATAATGAATAATATAGGAACTAATGGAA